CTCTGCACATGTAGGCCTGGGGCCTGAGCCAGGCGGAGACGGTCGTAGACCCGTTTCAGCGACTCAGTGCGCTGGACGGTATTGCGCTCAGAGAGTGGCTTGACATTGCCCCTCGCTTCGCGGCGAGCGCGAATATCAGACAGGCATTGCTCAATCGGGGTATCGAGAAAAATGATGTGGGTCTCCTGCAGCCGGGACAGGAGCAGCGTCTGGGCAACCTCGTCGCTGAAGATTACCCCTTCCCACAATATATGGCAATCTTGCCCGCCAGCGGCGAGCAGCTGCTTGAAGCCTATCTCGCGGCTTACCGTATCAGCACCACCGCCATGTGCCGCCTCGTAATGCCCAAGGACAAATAGGGGCATTGGCCGGTCCGGTGCGGTGTAGACGCAGCTTACTGGTTTCTTCAGGTTGAAGAGATTTACCACCCGGTTTGGGTAGTGAGCAAGTATGCGGCGAGCAAGGTGAGACTTACCGGACCCGCTCGTCCCCCTCAGATTGATTGCGACCATCGAATAGCTCCATCAGCCGCTGGGCTGCGGCTGTTCGATCTAGTCGATGGACGGTCGCACCCAGCTGTTTCACCTTGTCGGCGAAGTTGCGGGCACGAACGACGTTGCCTTCTACATTGTCCCACTTACGCGCAAATGGCTCTTGACCACGGCGCACGCGGCGCTCGTTGATACTCTCTTTACATTGGTCTAAAGTAGTCTGCAAATGGATGACGTGAAACGGTATTCCCTGCTTCACACACTTATTGGTCAGGTCCAGGCCACGAGTGTGGTTCATCACAAACAGGCCTTCGAAGACCACATCATAGGTCTGGGCCTGTTCCCAGACTGTGTTGTACCAGAAATCAACCTTCTGGATACAGTCGCAGCCGCCAGAATCAACCTCATCGTAGCGCCCAGCGATGAAGATGGACCGCTCGCGATAATGAACGATGCGGCCAAACTCCTTATGGTCCTGGCGTCTCATCGTCATGACATAGCGGCTGCGGGCGATCAGGTGGCGTACCACCGTCGTCTTACCCGCGCCACTTGTGCCTGCGATATTGATGATCATATTGTTAACTTTGTTCTACCTCTTAATGCGATAGCTACTTGCTTGCTCATCATATCTGGGTACCAAGTTACAAAGGATTTTGTGCCTTTAGTTTCATGGCACTCTACATGTAAAGCAACACAATTTTCTGAAGTGGTTGGCCCACCATCACTCCAAGGAACCATGTGGTCTCCTACGGGAGGTCTTAATTCGCTGAATGGATCACCACAAAGACATTTGCCTTTTTGTCGCATCATTGCTTCCTTAACTTGTTGATCAGAAAAAGTACGGCGTAAATCTCGGGACGATGGCATTTCACTAACGGGGGTGTATTTTGTACAGAATTCATTTAGTTGGGTTAACAACAAAGCAGGCAACCCTGCGTCGTATCGTCTAATCAATTCCATAGCTGCAGGTACATAACAGATCATTGTGGGATTCACATTTGGGTTTTCATTGAGTTTTGTTGGGGCACTTGGTGTAAAAGCACGACCATAAACACTATCGAGAGTGAGAGGGTATTTAAATAATTTCTGCGCTTCAGGAAATACTTTCCAAAATCTATCCCACACGAATTTTTTGTGAGCCTTGGTATCAAGATGACCAAGAGCGATTGATAGACGATACCAATAATCTAAACAGATTTTCATAACCAGCTTTGCTGGGCAATTTTTCCAATTGTTATTTTTGCGCCCTATTTTACTTGCCATATTTTATCACCTCAATCCCTGGTTGCGTAGCGACGGTTTGGGGTCATTGAGCAGGGCTTCCCGGTAGTCAATCACATAGATGGATGGCTTGACGCGCTCAACCTCACATTGGGTGCGCGAGCCGGGCAGCTTGAGCAATCTGATTACCATATCGCAGGCCGCATCATTATTGGCGGCGCATACCAGAACGTCGCCACGGTCGATTTTGTTTGTATACCGTACCCGGAACCGCACCCGGTACATCTGCATTTGGCCCCCATGTTATTTCTTTTTCAGTTTTTGACTCTCCTTCAGGCCACGATTGTACCTGGCCCGCACGGTCTCACTCACACCCTCCAACAGTGGTACCCTGTGTTGCTCGGCATACAATCTAGAGGCGGCCAACAACTGGTTGGGGCTAAATGCCTTGGGAATAACATCTGACATTCTGGATGGAATCATATGCGGGAACTCGTTGATAAAGATTGCATACCCACGAATCAAATCGCCCTGGAAGGCAGTTGCGTCTCCGCCCCAGGAGTTCTTCAGTGTCAGCAAAGTGGCGTGTAAGACATCGAAGCCCTGGCGATCATGAACATAGATCAACGAGTTAACTGCACTGATGGAGTAATCGGCCTTTGAGGTTTGGACGCGATCCCCTAGCTTGCCCACCAGCCGATTGATCGAAGTCTGAGGCTCGCGTTTGGCTGTGACTGCCACAAGAAACTGAGGCACAGCCTTGCCCGCCTTACGCCCTGCATTGATGCCCAGGAAAATCTCTGCCGCGCGAGCCGGGTCTGACGCATTAACCATGCGACACTTGAGCTTTTCCTCGTCACCAAACACCGCTCTCACTGCCCAAACCCTGTGCTGGCCTTCGACAATGTGGTAATGACCCTGGCCATTAGGCTTGGTGATTACCGGTGGGTCGAACTTATCGGTGTCGAAGTCAGCTGCGATCTTCTTGGCGTGGCTCTCCTGGAATGGGCGCTGAGACTGGACCCAGATCACTGAGAGGTTTTTCACGGCTACGAATACTTCTTTGGTGTCGTCCATCTTCGCTCTCCTCTTCCTCCTCCTCGTGCAGAAGTTGATTCTGAAGTTGTAGTAAATTAACTGCTGCTGCACTGATCATTGTCACAAGATCAACCCGATTCGACCTGGGCAGAACCGGTACTCTCATGTCTTCCAGATTGTCACAGGCCTGACAGGCCATAAACACTGCATTCTCAAATGTCTTGGAGGCTGTTTGCCTCTTGGCTAGTTCTTTTTTACTGGCCTTGTTACCAGATAAAATCTCACCAATATCGAAAAAGTCAATGGTTGGCATCTTGCCCTCTTGTATGCCTTCCATGAGCTTGTACACCCGCTTCTTATCGGTGTCACTAACGTCGGGCCGGTCCAACAGCACTTGTATATCGCTGTAGGTTTTTTCATCTATTGTTGTCCAGCCTCTCTTGCTATTTCCATGGTGTATAACTGGGCGATATTTAGCAGAGATTTGCTTCAGCTTTTCATAATCCACACTGGCAATCTTGTCTTCCATAATTGATGCCTGGATGCGCTTTATCTCGCTGTGTTCATCCTCACTAAGGTCGCTACGAACGGCAAATTCCGCTATGCGAATGTGTTCAAATCTGGTGAGCTTCCTCTTGCCCCGGTCCCCCTTTGGGCGATGGACTTTTGCCTTGATCTGATTCAACATGGAGAATCTATAAGCTGCCCGATAGTACATACCGATGCCGCCATTCAGATCAATATCATCTAGATAGCTCTGCGCCTTGGCCCTGACCGTTGGGTCTGTATGTTGTTGCTGAATACGAATGAGACGGGCAATGAGTGTATATCCGTTGTGATAGAAGTTAACATATTTGCTGCCATCCTCAAGGCTCATATTAGCATCGAGGCATTCCTTGACCTGCTGAGAGAGTGGCGGTTTGGGGGTAGTCTGGTCCATCAAATTTCCTCCGGCATCACAGACAGGATACGCTCTGCGGTTGAGCCCCAGTGGTGGAGTGCTTCACGCACCTCCTTGATATCCTTTCCTACCCAATAGTGGCCCGATCTCATTGACCCCCATTTACACAAGATAGTCTCAACCTCCTGGGCATTGCATTGCCGGTTGAAACTTGGTGGTGCTCGCTGCCCACTAAAGAAAGTGATCAAGTTGTTGTACAAGTCAAGTGGTGCTCGCTCGACCGCAATGAAATCCTTATCCTGCGATAACATATCCAGGGCAGAGCGCGGCGACTCATACATCAACCCAAGATTGGGATCGAATTTCACCGGGGCATTATATACGCGCTCGATCAGGTCTGCAGCCTTGAACCCTACCCAGGGCCCAAACATTGGCCACTTGCTGATTTCCCCGATGATAGTCTTCTCGCTGGGCAGCATAGCCAGAGTGCGTATCGGAGCCTCGGGAAGGAATCGTTTCGCCAGCCACTCGATTGCATCGCAACATTTGCCGCCTCGGAAATGCCGGCGCTCAGACCCGCGTGGCCAGCGTGAGCCAGTCGTGGGAGGCGAACCGGCATTGATAGCGGCGGTGCGCATCCAATTCCAATAGTCGCTACTCTCCTGCTCGCTCAGCCAGGCCGATGCACCCAGGTGGTAGAAGCATAAATAGGCGAGCAACAGGCGGCTGAGCTGCGGCTCCGGCAGATGGGCCTTGTAGATTCCGATATAGACCGGGTCAAGATCACCGGTACGTATCAGGTCGCAGCCAAACTGTCGTATGTCCAAGGTAGCCTCCGGCGCTCACCTACTTAGGCGTATTCAGACCAGTCGCGGGCTTAGCTTAGAACGGAATTAGTTGGTCGTTGGGATTAGATGGGTCCTGAGCATTGAAGTGCTCATCCACCCACCAATACTCACCGTGTTGCCCTATACTTAGGGGTGCGTGTTCGAGCCGTCGCCAGACGTTCTGTACTGTTTGTGACGCAACGTATCTGCCGTCATACTCTGTGAGCCTAACCTGAGCCTGCTCTATTTTTCTTTCCTGTTCAGCTTTGACCAAATCGTGGAGGGCCTTGTAGCTTAAAGCCCAGTGCTTGCCCACGCCAGAGCGTTGTGAGTTGATCACCATGTCTTTCGTTTGTCGATGAACAAATGGCCGATTTGGGTACCAGCCACGGTTCAGACTATCTTCGCGAGAGGTCGCGGCCCACTCTTTGGGGTGGAGCCTTACCAGATTGTGAACACGATTTGAGGTACGCTCGCCATTGCGTATCATTGTCATGGTCATCTCCGTTACGTTAACCTTACACCTTAAGTCTAGGCGTAGTAGGGCAACAAGGCAACGGGGAAATTTGGGTTATGCCCCCTTTATTTTCATCAGAGCCTCATAGGCAAGACGCGCACTATCACACCATGAACTAAGTTTCTCTGCCTTGGCAGGTTTTGCTTTCCATTGCTCCAAAGTAGTAGGATTAACCGCAGCGAGAGCGGTTAGCATAGCACGACCCGCACGCTCATAGTCAGATTCTGCGCCCAACCATACAGTCAATGCCTCTTGCCGTTTGTTTTCCTCAATTTGCTCTTTTGTGTGCATGTTGACATGCCCATACTGGGCGACGAAATCAAGATGTGACCCCTCAAAATTAGGGTCAACTTGTTCACGAGTCAATGCCCTGAGTACCACTGCCCTGCGTTCGGGTGGCGGCTCACGCAGAACGTCGGGTATGCGCTGCTGCTCACGTATAGTTCGGCGTGCAGGGCGCGGACGCGGTTGTCGGAATCCCGACAACCGCCGCTCCGGCCGATTCCTCCATATCGATTGCCAGGAGAGTGATTGCGATTGCTCCAGTAATTGACGGGCATAGACCAGATCGCGCGCAAAGCAATTCAAGGCTGAGCGGTCGGTGGAGCTAATCTTTTGCAAGCCATTACGTTCAATCCAGCGGTTAAAATCCTGATCTGCTGACCATTGACTATGACCATCCTTCATCACTACAGCCAGTTCGAGGGTGCCCTCAATCCATTGCTCGCGGCCAGTCTTAGTT